CGCCGCCCATGCCGCCTCTGCCGCCCATGCCGCCTCTGCCGCCCATGCCGCCGCCTCTGCCGCCGCCTCTGCCGCCGCCCATGCCGCCGAAAGTTCATCGGTTGTAGCAAGGCCATTTGCAAACCGCTCTGCAACATCGTTGCACTCTTTTACGCGGGGGTCGTTTGACAGATGTTCAACAGAGCGCGCAAAATCAACAGCTAAAAGTCTGATTTCTCGGTCGTAGCCTTTCACGGCCCGTAAACACCAAAGAGCATCATCAAGCCCGTGTGATTCCAAAATATCCGCAATTGATATTGGCGCATCCGGGCTAAAATCAGCGGGCAGATGCGAGACTAAAAGTTGGTAGCCCGTGAGTGGTGATTTGCGTGGGTCAAGCCCACAAGGTGAGCAGGCGCGGATTTGGTTTAGTGTGGTGTACATGATTTATCCTAGGTCGATTTCAAAATGCGCGGATGCGCTGTGCTTACCAATACCAGCCAGGGCGGTACACCCAGCGGCATAATCAGCCCGAGCCCATTCGGCTTCATCCATGCCGCCATTGCCAACAGCTTCAAAAGCTGCGAGAGTGGCCGCAGGACTGCCAAAGTGATTGTCTAGTGCTTGGCAGTAGACCCGTTCAGCTTCGCGGGCCTGAGCGGGCTTGCAGATGCAATTGCAGAGGGTTGCAGAGTACATGGCTAGGCTCCAAAGAAATACCGGAAAAGCGCTCCGGCTGGCGAATCGGGGAAAAACTGGCCTGAGCAGAGCAAAACCCAAAATAGGTAGACGGCCATAATGGCGTAATAAGTGACCCAGGCGGTCATGAGGTGGCCCTTGCAATAGCGGAAAAACACACAGATTGAAGCGCTTTTGCACGCTGGCGCATATCGGCAGACCCAGCATCTTCGCCCTTTATCCATTCGCAGCCGTTCAGGTCGGCAAGGTAGGATGTAGCGCGATTCAACGCCTCCAGCAATTCATCAGCCGCTTGACAAAGCTTAATGGCCTTGATCGCATCCGCGTCAACCGCGTTGGTTTCCAATGCTTTTAGCGCTTTTTCAAAAGACCTGCCAAGAGTATGTGAGGTGGTCATGATGGTACTTTCAGGGGTTGAGGGGTTAGGCAGCACGCCAGACTGAAAAATCACGACGCTGGGTGATGGCTTCGGCGAACGCCAGAATCATGATTGATTCGACGCGGGAAAGAGTGGTAGAGCCTTCGTAGTTCCAAGTTTTCATTTCAATCTCCGGTGTGTTGCGACGAATGAATAATAAGGCATTACGCTACGTGTAGTGATTAGAACAAACCCTAGGTTTTGCACATTTGTTTCTATCGACGGCACAAAACCGATAGTTTTAAACTAATTAGTCGGATATTGTGCAAAATATAAGCATCAAGCCTCGAAAACCCGCATGGATGCTAGTTATAGTAAAAATCTATCGCGACGATAGTAAAATACAATGATGCAGTTTCCCTTGTTTGTGGCACACTCATTAATGGGGTTCGGTATCGGCATTTGCCTACCGTAACCCCTTCGCAACGCTCAAACCCAGCCGCGAAGGCTTCCCAACTTTGGTGATATATGAATAAACCAAAATACATTAAAACTTCGCCAGCGTTTTTGCAGGCGCTTAAGCGCGTATTGGAGCAGGAGCAAAAATTGGCTTCTATCCCAAGCCCGCAAGGATTAACATCGCTTTTCCCGGCGCTAATTACTAAGGCTTGCAAAGGTTATGCAGAAATAGCATAATGACCGCATGGTCAATAAAGTAGCGAAAAATACAAACCTCGCTGGCAAAAAGCAAGGAAGGCCCAAAGGTGCGCACAATAAAGCTACAAAAGAGCTTAAAGACATGATTTTGGGCGCTTTAAGTGATGCAGGAGGGCAGAAATACCTACATGACCGGGCAAACGACCCAAAGACGCAGGGCGCATTTCTGGCATTGATAGGCAAAGTACTGCCCATGCAAGTGACAGGCGCAGACAATGGCCCGCTACAGGTGGTAATCAAGTCCTACAAGGATGCCTAGCGTCACACTGCCAAACGGGTGGAATCCGCGCCCGTACCAATTGCCAGCGTGGAAATACCTCGAATCAGGCGGGCGACATGCAGAACTTGTTTGGCATCGCCGCTCTGGGAAAGATGAGATTGCGCTTCACCGGACGGCCTGCGCAGCGTTTGAACGTGTCGCGGGTTACTGGCATATGCTGCCTGAGTACGGGCAAGCGCGAAAAGCTATTTGGGACGCTGTAAACCCGCATACTGGTAAGCGCCGGATTGACGAGGCATTTCCCCATGCCCTGCGCAAGACCACGCGCAACCAAGAAATGATGATCGAGTTTGTCAATGGGTCATCATGGCAGGTGGTAGGCTCTGACAGCTATAACACCCTGGTGGGCTCTGCGCCTGCTGGCATTGTTTATTCCGAGTGGGCGCTGGCTAACCCGATGGCCCGCGCCTACCTTCGGCCAATCCTTGCGGAAAACGGCGGCTGGCAGATGTTTATCACGACCAGTCGGGGCCGTAACCATGCACATAAAACGCTTGTCGCTGCGCAACGTGACCCTAAAGCCTTTGCGCAAATCCTGACGGCTGAAGATACGGGTATTTTCAAGCCTGAGCAACTAAAGGCTGAGCGGCTGGCCTACATCGCCGAATTTGGCGAGGAGTACGGCGGGGCGAAGTTTGATCAAGAGTACATGTGCAGCTTTGACGCTGCGAATCTCGGGGCGATCCTTGCGCCCGCTATTGGCAGGCTTGAGAAACAGGGCAGGATTGGCCCGCATGTGGTATTTGACCCGGACGGCGCACTGCTGCAAATTAGCGCAGATATTGGACGTAATGACTCTAGCACATGGTGGTTCTGGCAACCCAAGATAAGCGGTTATAGCATCATTGACTACGATGGCGGGTTTGGCCTGGATGCAGATCAGTGGTGTGAGAGGCTAAAGGACAAGCTGGCAGACTATGAGTTATCGGGCAAGCGTAGCCCACTGGGGACGATATGGCTACCCCACGACGCAAGGGCTAAGACATTCGCGGCGAAGCACAGCGCTGTGGAGATATTTATTAAGCATTTCGGGGCTGATAAGGTGCGGATTACACCAAACACGCATAAATCAGACCGTATCAACGCAGCCCGGAAAATCATCCAGCGCGTCGAATTCTCGGACAAATGCGAGAAGGGGTTAGAGGGTCTGAGAGCTTGGGGTTACCTTTGGGATGATGAGCGAAAGATGTTTTCAGGCGACCCAGACCACAACTGGGCAAGCCACGACGGCGATGGATTTAGCTATGGATGCGTGATTTTTAGCGAAAATATGCCAAAAACCGAGGGTTTACCCGTAGAATATGCCGCAAAGGGCGTAAATGGGCGAATTGTTACCGCGCCGCTTGAGGTTCTTTGGAACGAAACGCCACGCCAAAAAGAGAGGTATTGATGCTATTCCCTATATCTGGCGACAAAATACAGCTAACTACAGCCGCAGTAGCTGGGATTGACGCTGTAAACAATGGCATCCGCATTAACTCACTGGGTACGCTTGCCCGCTCTGCTACATCTGGTGGCGTGGCTACTAATAACGGCTTGCTTATGTCTGCAACAGGCCAGGTTATCCATGTTGACGCAACCGCAGGACTTCCGGCCAATACCCAATATGTGAATGGCTTGCCTTGTGATTCAACGGGCGCACTGTGCGTTTCGACTGGCTCAATGGCGACATACTCCAACGGCATCCCCTTTGTAACTAACGGGGCCGTGGCTTGCACGGTTACGCCATGAGCGCGGAACGTTGGCACAATGAGCTGAGGGGGGCCAAGAAGGAGGACGAAAAGTTTGTCAAATCCGGCAAAAAGATCGTCAAGCGCTACCGAGACGAACGCACAAGCCGGATTGACGGCGCAAAGCGCTACAACATCCTTTGGTCTAATGTGCAGACCATGCTGCCCACACTGTACGGACGCACGCCACGGGCGCAAGTAGAGCGCCGGAACAAAGATAAAGACCCGGTAGCCCGCACGGCTGCGCAGATTTTAGAACGTGCCTTACAGTACGAGATTGACCATTACGGCGACTTTGACCGGGCGAATCATGGCGCGGTGCTTGACCGCCTATTGCCTGGGCGCGGTGTTGCTTGGGTACGGCTTGAAGAGCGGGAACAACAGGGCGACACATACACCTGTGCAGCGGTTGACTATGTGTATTGGGAGGATTTCAGGCATTCTCCTGCCCGGACATGGGAAGAGGTGACTTGGTGCGCCCGTCGTGCCTATATGACCAGGGCAGAAGGCGAATCGCGGTTTGGTGAAGAGTTTAAAAACGTCCCGCTATCCCATGAGCCACGCGGCATGGACGAACTCAAGAATCAAGGCATGAGCGAGGGCGACCTTGAATCCATGAAAAAGGGTGTGGTATGGGAGATATGGGACAGGACAGGTAAAAAGGTTATTTTTGTTGCTGAGGGGTTTGACAAGATTCTGGAAGAGAAGGCAGACCCCTATCAGCTTGATGCCTTTTGGCCCTGCCCGCGCCCACTGTACGCCACGCAAACGACTGATACGCTTTGCCCGGTTGCTGATTTCTCACTGTATCAAGACCAAGCCGAGGAAATCGACCTACTGACCCAGCGGATTGCAATCCTGACTGAGGCTGTGAAGGTTGTCGGAGTGTACGATGCCACGCAGAGCAAAGTACAGCAGATGCTCAGTTCGGGGACGGATAACCAACTAATCCCCGTAGACACTTGGGCCGCATTCGCTGAAAAGGGTGGGCTTAAAGGCGTGGTTGACTTCATGCCGCTGGATATGGTGATTGCAGCATTGAATCAGTGCTACATATCCCGTGAACAAGCTAAACAGGTTGTTTATGACGTAACCGGCCTGTCTGACATTATCCGAGGCTCAAGCGTTGCCAGCGAGACAGCGACAGCGCAACAAATCAAGAGCAACTATGCCACGCTGCGCCTGAAGCGGATGCAAATTGATGTAGCGCAGTTTGCCAGCACGATTTTGCAAATCAAAGCGCAGATGATGTGCGACCTCTACGACCCGCAAAAGCTGGTTGAAATGTCCGGCATCATGGCAACGGATGATGCACAGTATGCAGAGCAAGCCATTCAGCTTATCAAATCAGAGCCTGCCAGGAACTACCGTATTGAGGTAGCTGCTGATTCTCTGGTTGAAATGGATGAACAGGCCGAAAAGCAAAGCCGCACAGAGTTTATGACCGCTTTTGGCGGTGTGATGCGCGATGCTGTGCCGATGGTGCAGCAAGCCCCACAACTCGGGCCGCTGATAGGTGAAGTGCTTCAGTTCGTGGTTAGGACGTTCAAAGGCGGGCGAAGCCTTGAGAATGCCCTAGAACAGGCCGTGCAGAAGATGAACGAACCCAAACCACCTCAACCAACGCCACCAGACCCGGAACAGATTAAGGCACAAGCTGCCATGCAATTGGAGCAAATGCGGGCGCAGACTCAGGCCGCGCAGACTCAGGCGCAAAACGAGGCGCAAGGCATGATTGAGCAATTCAAGGCACAGCAAGCGCAGCAACTCGAAGCCATGCGGCTTGAAAGCGCACAAGCCATTGAGGGCATGAAACAACAGGCTGAAACAGAGCGCGTGCAAATGAAAGCGCAAATTGACGCGGAAACCAAGCTACAGATTGCAGGAATGACCGCGCAAGCGGCTGAAAAACCTGCTATCAATCTTGACGTATCAGAGATAGGAGAAACCATGCGCGTGACGCAAGAGCAAAGCGGCGCGGCGATGGCTGAAGGATTGGACAAACTAGCAAGCGCTACCGAATCGCTTGCAATGGCCGCTGCTGAAATGGCAAGGCCAAAGGTTCGCAAGGGCCGAAAACTGCCTTCTGGTGAATTTGAAGTGAGGGAGGAATAATGGCTGCGTACAACAAATACAACTCATTTTCTGAGACGCTGGTAGAGGCTATCAACGCTGGCACTGATACATGGCGCGTTATCTTGTCCGACACTGCCCCGGCTGTAACCGATGTAACCCAGGCCGATGCCGCTGAATTGACTACGGGTGGCGGCTACACCGTGAACGGTAACGCTTGCGCCATCACCTCAAGCACTCAGGTTGCGGGTGTTTACAGCCTTGTGCTGGTAAACCCAACGGCGTGGACAGGCTCAGGTGGTGGCTTTACGGCTCGATACGCCATCCTGTTGGATCAAACGCAGGACAAGCTAGCCGGGTGGTGGGACTACGGATCAAGCCAAGCCATCGCAGCGGGCGAAGCCTTCCAGTTCAATTTTGGCGCTACGGCGTTTACGGTGACTTGATGGCAACCGGGCAAGGCACGATAACTTTTGACTTCGGGGCCGCACCGGGGACGAATGTCGTTCAAACGGTTGTTGCTGACGCAACGATAAGCGCGGGTTCAAAGGTGGAAATTTACCTGATGGGCACTAGCAGCACGGCAACGCATAACGCCTACGAGCATTCGCTTTTGCCGTTTTTGGATGATATGGCGCTGTCATGCGTGAGTGTGACCGCTGCAACCGGGTTCACCGGGCAAATGGCAACCAAGTTACGTTTAACCGGGACTATACAGGCCCGATATGTTTGGGCAGATTAAGGAGTAAATCATGCAAGTGATTGACAAAGAAAGTTATCAGCTCGGCCTAGAAGACGCAATAAAAGAGTGCGAAGTCGAATTGGCAATTATTGACGTTGATTACGGGGACGCGCCATCCTTGAAACGGGCCGCATGGCGCAGCGTCAAGAACTGCATTCTTATGCTGCAAAGCAAACTTAAACAGATTGAGGAGTAAATCATGGCTGGAATTCGAGTAGAAGGCAATACATCGGGCAACGTTGCGGAAGTTAACGCAAACAACCAACTGAAGGTCATTCAGGAGACTGATGCTTACACCAACGGCGCGTTTGTCGGCTCATCCCGCTCGATGGGCGAGGTTGACGCTGGCTCAGTAACAGGCGTTACGACGCTTCGGCCATACGAGCCGGATGCAGATTACCGTATGAGGGTGTCTCAGGATTTAGTGCTGGATGAAGAGTGCTTTAACTACGGGGCACAAAACACGGGAAAGCACTTTTATTCAAACTCGACAATGACAAATGCGTGGTCAGCCGGTGCTGTCACGACCAATTCCGGTAGCACTATCGTAACCACAACCGGGACACTGCTAACCACTTATGCGGCATTCCAAACTACAGGAACGCAAACGTTATCGGGTGATTTTGAGCTTGGTTTTTCTGCTCAGCCCCAAACAAATAGCTTTATTGAATACGGGTTTGGAATAGCAGCAACATCAACCACAGCACCAACTGACGGCGTGTTTTTCCGGCTTAGCTCTGCTGGTCTTCAGGGCATCGCGTCATTCAACGGCACAGAAACCTCTACGGGCGTTTTCCCGCTTTCTGGTGGCACTGGGACGTGGGTTTACACCAACGCCAAGCGCTATCAATTCATTGTCTATATCGGCGGCGTGGTGGCTGACTTTTGGGTAAATGATGGCGCTGGCGCGGTGATGCTTGGGTCTATCCCGCTTCCTGCCGCTCAGGGTCGTATGAATATGGCTTCTGGTGTTACGTTGTTCCTGAAGCACCGGATCACTGGTGGCGCTGCTGGTGGTGTGTTGCAAGCCACATTGGGCGCTTATAACGTTCGCTTGGGCGGCTCTAACCTAACATCTACCATATCCACTCAAGGAAACCGGATTTTCGGCAGCTATCAGGGCTTGTCAGGTGGCACGATGGGCAGCTTGGCGACTTACGTCAACAGCACCAACCCCACAGCGGCAGCGCCTTCAAATACCGCGCTAACGGCTAACTTACCGGGCGGCTTGGGTGGACAAGGCGCTGTAATTGCGGCTGTAGCGGCTGCAACGGATGGTATTTGGACAAGCTACCAAGTACCCGCAGGCACGGTCAACATTCCGGGGCGGCGATTGGTGTTGCGCGGCGTGGTATTGAATTTGGTTAACCTGGGGGCAGCAGTAGCGACCACGGCCACCACGATTCAATTCTGCATTGCCTTCGGACATACAGCGGTTTCGCTTGCGACAGCAGAGGCGGCAACCACAAAAGCCCCGCGTCGGGTTGCGCTGGGAATAGCCACGTGGCCTATCGCTGCGGCTATCGGCGCACAGCCTACCCTTGGCCCGATTGAGCTTGATTTGGGTGATGCGCCAATATTTGTTAACCCTGGTGAATTTATCCAGATTGTTGGCAAGTTCCTAGCAGGCACGGCGACCGCATCGCAGGTAATCAACTTCGTCTATACGCCAATCTACGGCTGGGAGTAATAACGGATGTCGCTGCTTCTAGCGCTGACCGGGGCGGGTGGGGCATACACCCTAAACGCTGAATCCGGCACTTACGCTATCAGCGGGACAGCGGCGACATTACTCCATAACCGGGTTTTAAACGGCGATGCGGGCGCGTATGCCCTGACTGGCACGCCTGCAACGCTACTACACAACAGAGTCTTAAATGCAGACCCTGGCGCTTACGCTCTCGCAGGAACGGATGCGACATTTGTTTACACGCCTAGCGGGACGGTTTACACGCTCAATGGCGACCCAGGCAGTTACAGCATTGCTGGGGCTGATGCGAGTTTTGTATATACATCTGGATATACAGACACACACGATGGCTACTGGACAAAGCAATGGCTAGAGCGCCACAAAAAGCCAAAAATCGAGGAAGTGATTGAATACGTCATAGAGCAACCCCAAGAGGCGGTTGCAGAGGTTCGGGCGGCTGTGGAGCGGGTATATCCGCAGATTGATTACCGGGAAGTTAAAAACAACGTGAAGTTGCAACGCTTCATTGCAAACCAGCTAATGAAGGCGATTAAAGATTATCAGGACGATGAGGACATGATGACATTCATGATGATGACATGACTACCTACGTGCAAGACCCGGTAACGCTTGAATTGATTCCCAAGGAAAAGTATTACCGTGAGCCCGTGGCCCACTACATCATGCCGGATATTTCCCCTTACAAATCCATGCAAACAGGCGAAATGATTCAAGGCAGGGCACAGCACAGGGAGCATATTTACCGACACAATTTAGTTGAAATCGGCAACGAAATCAAACACCACCTAAAACCCAGGGAAACCAAGGTTGACCGCGCCGGTATTCGCCGGGATTTAATTAACGCACTTAGATAGGAAAACCCTATGTCATTACGCGCAGCACTCGAAGAAGCATTTAACGAACCGGACGAACCAACGGTAACTACTGAAACCACGCCGGAACCCGTCGAACCTGTTCAATCCGTTCAATCTGTTGCAGAGCCTCGCGCCCGTGACGATTTGGGCAAGTTTGCAAAGAATGAGCAACCCGCGCCAGTAGCAGCGCCCGTAGCGGTGCCAGTTCCAGTCGTGGAGCGAAAAGCTCCATCAAGTTGGAAACCTGACGCACAAAGCGCATGGTTAAAGGCTGACAGAGGGGAGGCGCTTACCCCGCAAGAGGTGAAGATGCTGGCTCTTGAGGCAGAGCGCCGGGAGGGGGATTTTCACAAAGGCGTTGAGGAATTCAAAACCCACGCACAAAAAGCCAGGGCTTACGAACAGGCGGTAGCGCCCTACATGCAAAACTTGCAAGCGGCGGGAGTTGATGCTCCTTCGGCTATCAGCGCATTGCTGAAGGCAGACCATACCCTCAGAAACAGCGACCAGCAAACCAAAAACGCTTATTTTGCGCAGTTGGCCCGCAGTTACGGGATTGATTTAGGGCAAGTGTTGGAAGTTCCCCCGGTTGACCCGCAAGTTCAGTATCTGACAAATCAGCTTAACCAGTTGCAAACAGAGCAGCAACGGTGGCATAATTCAATTCAGGAGCAAGAAACGGCAAGCGCGGCAACGCAATTGCAGGATTTTGCTTCACAAGGAAACGTACATTTCGACGCTGTACGGGGTGACATGGCTGATTTGCTGACAACCGGCAAAGCCAAAACACTGAAGGAAGCGTATGAC